CTACTTGTAAATCGCGTCATAGGCCTGCTCGCAGGTCACTCCCCGGCTGTGGCTTTGATCAGCAAATCCTGCCAGGTCGCCCGCTCGCTGGTCAGCGCGCTTGAGCACGTCGGCAAGCACCATGACGGCACGGGTAGCTGCCGCGCTTGCGGCGGCAGTGCAGGAATGGCTGCCGGCTTGACCGACTGCGAGTCGAGCGGCAAGGTTGTCTGCCGCCCCGCGCAGGCTGTCAGCAGAAGCGCGAGCGGTAGCAGCATCACCAACCGCTTGATCGATCGCATGTTGTCCATCTTCCGTCACCTTGTCGAGTTTGAGTTGCCATGCTTGTTCTTTGTCGCGCGCGGCGGCCTCGTTAACGGCTTTTGCCGTAGCGTCATCCGTATCGCGGGCACTCCACTTGGCCTGCCAGTCGTCATTTGTGACGGACACCCCATGGTGATAGGCGCCATACAGCACGCCCAGGGCCAGAAGCACCGCGGCTATATAAGGAATGGATTTCAGCAGGATCGTGTTCATGCCAACACCTTCAGCGCAGTGTTGTAGAAGGCGACGCGCTCGGCCAAGCCGTTGATCCCACCATTGATGCGACGGGTGATCATCTCGAACGAGCCAGAGTCAGCCAGTTTGTTCAGGTCGCGGGAGTTCCAGAACCAGGCCGCAGACTTAGCCGCCAACTCGGCCTGCTCCAATAGCTCTGGTGTGCGTAGCAGGCGGTCGTCGCCGAACAGCGCCTTACTGCACGCCAGATAGTTGTCATGCCCTGTAATCTGGATCAGCCCGCGCCCGCGGTACTTCTGCCCGTCACCGTCGGCCTCTGGTGTATTGCCCAGCCGCTTCGCCAGGGTGCCAGTGTCGTACTTGCTCAGGTACTGATCGCCGCCCAGCTCGCGCACATACAGGAACTGGCCCGACTCATGGCCGACCTGGGCGATAAACGCCGCCATCCGGAGCTTGGTGTTGATCTGGTACCGCTGCATGGCCAGGTTCAGCGCAGATGCAAAAACACCGGCATTGCGGCCGGCGTTCGGGGTGATCTGCAGCAGTTGCTGTGCTGTGATTGGCATGTCAGATCGCCTTGTAGAAGTTGATTTTCGTGGTCATGCCTACAGGCTCGCCGTCCGTTCCGGCGTCGTCCGGCTGCACCTTGAAGCCCAGGCGTATTACAAAGGCCCGCGTCTCGCTCCACTGGTGCACCAGATAGAACCCATACCAGTGCTTCCCACTGTTCTCGGTAGTCACAAACTGCCAGCCAGCCTCGCCTGGGTGATCGCGGACGGTGTAGTCGCCGACATAGGTGATCGTGCTGCCCTTTATCGGCGCCTGCCACAGCTTGACGAACCGCATGTTGTTGACCGGGTTCCGTACCGCAGCCCACCACCACATCGCCATGAACGAGTCGACCTTCCAGCCGAAAGGGGTGTTCTCAGCCCACCAGCCGCGCCGATCACCCTGAAGGCCGTCGTAGTCATTACCGAACAGCCATGCCCAGCGCGGAAGGCTCACGATTGCGCGGCCATCACTCTTGCTGATGTCGTCAACCCTGAACGGGATAGCGGCTGCGACCACAAGCAGGCCGACTAGGTCGGTGACAATATTGCAGGCAAGCAAAAACACCCACTGGCATATCGCCCTTGAGATTTTGAGCATGGTCATCTCCAAAAGAAGCCCAAGGCGCAGCAGCCCCGGATTGTATTGCTTGATTTATTAACTTGAACTATTAAACAATTACGATGCCGGTTTTTCTGGCCAGACCGGATTAGTAACAGTGAGATCAACCGCTTTTAAAGCGCGGTAGTAAGCCTGCCAAGCTTTGGCGATTAATGCTTCTTCGTCTGTGGCATCGCCAAGCTGGAGAGACACCAAGATAGGCGCCATAACCCTCGATGCTTCATCAGTTCTTGCAAGCTGCTCGTTACCATTCCGCATAACGACCTGCTCGTGCGTTGGGACAGGATGCAGATGCGCTTCCAGCGCCGCGCCAACAAGCGGCACCATGTCAGCACCATACCCCATAGCGATCTGACTCTCGTCATATGCGTATACGAGCCCGTCAATAGGGTTTGTAAAATACAAGTATGTATCGTTCATATCATTTCTACCCATTTGCTAATGGTTGCGCCGCCGGTAAGGTCCACTTTATAAGTCTGCCCATTCCCCACAAGGAAGCTTACCGGAGCCGTCGCCCCAGAAGTTCCGAGGTCTCCAGTGTAGACAATGGTCGAGCCAACCGTGACCGTGACCGTATCTACGCCAGGCTGGGTGGCTATGGAGACAACCACGAGAATCGGAAAGTTATTTGAGTTTGTGTAAGTGGTGCCGCCCACTCGCGAGCCGGTGACATCGGAGTATGTCCTGTTGTAACCAGCAGTCATCATCAGGGCGTTATTAATTTTACCCTGAAGGCGTAGCGGGGTTACTGCTTTTGTCGACTCGGTTCCCGCCGAAACCTCTTCGGAGGTCGCTAAGAAAACTAGGCCGCGAGCGGTCTCGCTTGCGGCAATTAAATATGACTGAAGCTCTTGATAGACAAAGTTTGTATTTGCCAATCTCGCACTATTGTCGTGTAGTGGAGGAGTTGAGTTTGTGCCAGGCGTCCCGGTGAAAAATGGGCTGTTGATAGGTGCAAAAGAGGTAACATCTATTGGTAACTGGTCGAGAATTACCAAATCAGTGCCGTCGTACTCAACGTCTGCGAGCTGGTTGGCTGCGAACACGGCCGCCACCTTGGCACCGGTGGAGTCGTATTGCTTGATGCTCTTGGCGCCTTTGCCGGAAACGTTGATGGTGTCTGTGCCCGTGCTGTTTTGGCTGAATTTCACACGGAGTCGCAAAGGTGCCGAGTACGCAGAGATTGACGGAGTCGGAGTAAGAGTTAGTGCTCCAGCGCTTCCCGCAGTCGTAAATGCAGTTCCGGACTGAAGCTGCTTCAAGACCTGAAGTGCGTCGAAGAACTGCGACGCACCCACGGCATCAACAGCGCCATTGGCTGTAACGCCTGCAGCACTTAGAAGCGACTGAAAGAAACCTTCTTTGTCGTTCGCCCAGTCTTGCTCAAGATATGATCCGTCTTTGGCGTTCGGTGCAGTCCTGTTTTTGAATGATCCCAGCGGGTATTCGGAAGATGGGTTGTTGAACCGGTTTGGGTACCGCTCGTTAAGCTTCAGCGACATGTTAAGCCCCTATATATCCTGCAAATTCTGCGTCTTCGTCACCGAACTCAGCATCCATATCGCCGAACTCGACCATTCCGAACCCCTCAAGGAATCCGTTAAATCTCACCGATTGCGGCTTAGGAACCAGTCCTGCATTTAGCAGTGCGAACCGCTCAAGATCGGTTATCTGCCCGTAGAACTCGATACTGAAAGACATATCCTCGCCGTCCGTCACGCGCAGAACATCAGCGTGCGGGAGCAGGAAATTCATACCGTCGAGGATGTTCTCAATCGTCGTATCGCCGTTGTTCTTGATGATCTTGGCTTTGATGACCAGTCGGTAAAGGTCATCCGATAGCTGCCCGTATTGATCGATCGTCAGGGCGCTGAACATCGCGCCATCGTCGCCAAACTCATCGCCGTCCGTTAAATCGAAAAGCCCAGGGTTCATTGGGAATGCGCCAACGAAACTACGCGGCGCCACGACGATCCGGCCGATTACGTTCAACTGTTCGCCGAACACGTTGTCGATGTCGTAACTCTTGCGCACCGCCTCGGCTGCATCCTCAATGCTCCCGCCGAGCCTCTTGGCGATCGCATACCAGGCCACTGCCTTGGGCTTGTCGCGGTATTGCGCGTAAATGCGGTCTGGGATGTTCATCAGGTGATCACTACGGTGATGTTGCTCTCCGTCCACCGGGACATTTGGTTGTAGGCGATGACAGCGTTCGCCTGGACGCCATTGAGGCTTGACGAAGGAAAGTCGACGTAGCTGTTGCCGTATGCCCCGATGACCTTGTTGACCGGCGTGAAGATCGTGCTGAACGGCACGGTCTCGCCAATATCAAACCCGCTGATCTTGAATCCCACGTCTGCTGGGATCAGGTCGCCGGCCGCGTACTCCATCATCGCCTCCTTGATGAGCTGGTCGGCGTTGTCCGGTAGCGTTCCATCGTTGACTACGTGAATGACCGGGAGCATGTCCACGTAGATCGGGCGGCTGGCGCGGATCACCTTCTTGTTGGTCGGGTATTTCGGCGACGTCACCTCAACCTCGAACGGCGTTCCTGCCTGGTACAGCAGAGGGCCGGGGTTCTTCTTCAGATAGATCGCCATAGCGATATCTTCATTGGTGCCGCCGTCGACGATCACCGCATATGACTTTCTTGGAAGGCCGTGAGGGTTGTCGACTGATACGGCCGAGCTATCGGTATCGTTCTCGTAGATCTTGACGCGGCGCACGCCAGGCACCGAGTACAGTTCGCCGTAAGTGGAGTCGATCTGATTGTTGCCGGGGCGCCCTACTGCCGTCGCCCGGGTTACGCGTAGCTGTTCGTCGCGCTGACCGTCAGTGCCTGGTGTTGCCGGAGTGGCGTTTGTAACGCTTGCCAGGCCTGCCACCACGTCCACGATGCGGGTAATAGTGCCGGCGTCAGCCTGGGTAGGCCCGACGACTGTGCACGTCGCGTTGACGGTCGCCGACCCCAGGGAGTCAGCTGTCACGGCCTGGTCAGTCGTCCAGCGGCTGCCGGTGGTGACCGACTCGAAGCGGTTGCCCGACGGGATTGGTGTACCTGGAGTAGCGGTTATGGTCAGTTGCACGCTGGAGCGAGAACCGCCCGATCGGATGGTGGCAGTCAGCGAGCATACAATATCGAGGTCGTTGCCCTTGGCCTTTTTCGGGTCTTTCGAGTTGTAGGCCTGCTGCAGCCTTTCATCGAGCGCGTAGAAGATCTCCGAGTCGTGCGCCATCTTCAGGCCGTCGGGCGTCGAAGGGTCAAAGTTCCACAGCGGATCAATATCCAAGTAGAACTGGCGCTCCTGGGCAAACCAGTCGTTTTGCGTCTGTAGCACGTAGCCGGTCGAAGTCAGGCTAGCCATTCAGTGTTACCTCTTCCAGGCCGAACTCAGTGAGAATCCCAGCGGTTACGCTGTAGGTACGGTTGTTGATGTTGAAGTCGGCGGAGAAGCTGGTGAGCCGGATCACGCCGGGGGTGTTGGCGATTCGCGCCCTGAGGGCTGCCTCGGCAGTAGACAGGCTGGTGAACTTCCCAAGGATCTGTTCGTACCACGGCGTGCCGTCGGTGATGTCTCGGAAGTACTCGCCCAGGAACAGGCGAAGCCGGGTCAGCACGGTCTGTGCAACCTCGGACTGTCCGGTGATGAACTGTTGCCCGCGCGTCACGATGTCGCCTGTTTCGTCGTCCAGCCTGCGTACTGTCATGGAACTGGAACTCCGCTTGTCCCGGAGCCCGGGGTTACACCGCCATGGCGATGCGTATTGAGGTTTGTGCCGGCGGCGGTGATGACGTTTCCGTCCGGCGTTATCTTCAGCCCGTTAATCAGGAAGGTGCCGTCTGCCTGCAACTGAAAGCTGCCCGCGCCGTTCTGCATCAGGGTTGTGCCGTCGGCCAGTACGTTGAACCTGGCCACCCCGTTGTCCATGGAGATGCTGTTGTCGTTCTTCAGCCAGACGAATTGGGTGCCAGCCTTGTTGCGCATGCGAACGCCGTTATTCTGGAAGTCCGGCAGCGCGTTGGGCTGCGACCTGAACCCAGGCAGGAACATGGCGTCCTGCATGTTGTGGAAGCGCCCGATTGGGTTTTCCGCCACCCCGCCGCTCTGCACCCACCCATCAATGCAGCGCTGAGAGAACAGGATGTCCCCCTCACAACCAGCATCGATCTGGTACTCGACGCAGTAGTCACCGCCGGGGAAGTAGACCGGAACCTCGATGATTGGAGGTATCGTGAACTCGGCACCGTTGATGTCGACCCTCAATATCCCTGGCTGCACCTGGGCAAGCTGCGTGACTGGGTCGAAGGTCCTGACGTGCCCGGGCAGCGAAGTGCAAACACCTTTCATCACCTCACGAAAGGCGTCGCGCATCATCTTGGCCTGCTTAGTGCGGCCTTCTTGTTTGAGCATTTCCCGCTCCCGCCTTTGTCGTGGGCAATAAAAAACCCGCCGAAGCGGGGTTGTTAAATTTCGTGATGCTGGTTCTGTTTTATCTGACGCTTCCGAACCCGTCGGTCAGCACGCCTTTTTGGCTGTACTGACTGCTGATCAGCTTGCCAATCTTGGCGTCTACCTGACGCAGGCTGGACAACATTCCTTTGGTAGGTCCGCCACTCAGCGATTTGCATCCCATGCGCGCCAGGTAAAGGTCATGCTCTCGAATCGACACGGACATAGCGTTGTAAATCTCCATGTTCCTTGACCTTAGAGCCAGCGTAACGGCGCCTGCACCATATAACGGATCATTGGCCACATTCACGACGCCAGAACCAGAGCTAAGCGCGGTGTCGACATAGTTGTACATCTGCCGACCATCGCACTGGCCGCCATCATCAGCCAGCGCGATGAATGGCAGCATTGCTGCTGCGGTGAGGATAACCAGACTTGTCTTCAACATTTAAGGGCACCAGCGAGGCTTTGGGTATTGCTCGGAAATGTAGCAGATCGCCAGCGCAAGTCATTGACCAGTCGTCATCGCACGAACTGCTGACCGCGCATGTAGGAAGTGTTGACGGAGGCGACGGCCTCGCCACGGGTAATTACCCCGTTACGGTTTATGTCCAGGCCGGAGTTGGCCGCGTACTCGCGCTGGTAGGGGCCAGTGTCGCGCTCCCACATCACGTATGAGTCTGGGCGCCCTACCGCTGCCGGCCATAGAACGGCCAGGTAGGCGTCTCCCAAGTTGCGGATGCGACCTGAGTAGGGCTTGTAGTAGGCCTCCACGTAATCGAGTTGGCGCACAGCGGTCATGCGTGCGAGCTGAGCAGTGGATGTACCAACCTCGCGCGCAGACGCCTCCAGGAACTGAATAAGGCCCGTTGCTGTACTGCCTGGGTTCCGCGCTGCTGGACTGAACGTGTAACCAGTCTCGAAGCCCATCACGGCCATGAGCCAGTTGGGATCGAACGACATCCGTTCGCATATCTCACGCACCTTCACCCGGAACGCCTGGTCGACCCTGGCTCCCCAGATCAGCTTTCCGTTTTGCTGGGTTGCGATCTCGGTAGCTGCTGGCGCGGTACCGGCGCGCAGGCCGTCGATCTCGGTTCGCCACAGGTCGCTGTGCGAATCGCCTGAATGCTTCATCGCGAAGATGTTGTATTCGCCATTTGCGGTCGCGTCACCACTGAGCTCAGAGATGAACAAATTCCCGGTATTGAAGGTGGCAAACTCGCTTTCTACATTTATCCTTCCGTTGATTCGTAGTGCGGGATTGAGCTGCACGGCCACGAATACGCCAAGGCCGTCAGGCCCGCGGGAAACCTCTGGGATGCCGATCATTCCGCTGAACTGATCAACTCTCACCATCGTGGTGGTGCGCGGCATGTTCGGCTTGGTAACGACGATGCGCCCGCGATCCTGCATCCATTCAAATTTGTAGGCGTATGCCAGTTCGGTCATTGCTTTCGGGATGTCTCCGTCAACCACGAGGCCCGAAGAAAGCGGCCTGGCGTCGGCAAACTGAGCGTTGTCGATATCGATTGGAAGCGGCCATGCCGCGGCAAGAGCGCGAATGACTTCCTCTACCCTGGTGCCGATGCCAAATGAAAGCTGGGCAGACGCCCGATCGGTGGCCGGCTGCCCAGACCTGCAGATCAGTCTTGTGATGATCTCTGGTGAGCCTGGCTCGCGCTCGCGCAAGGTGTTGGTCACGAAGCCTGTAAAAATCGCGTCTACGTTGTCGTTGTACCCAGCGCGAAGCACGATGCTCGAGCGCTGGGCGATGGCTGAGCCCTTGTTCATGTTGTAGAGGCGGATGTCGGCGAACGACAGCGCGTCACCGGGAGAGATATCAATGTTGAACTGGATGCGGAACTGCCGGCGACCGGACTGGAGCCCAATGTACGGCTGGCCGTTCACGTCAATCGACCAAACACGCTCTCTCATGTTTCCACCAGTGGAGGTATCCAGACGAGGAAGTTATCGATGCCCAGGTTATCGAGGGTCACGTCTTTGCCGGTGAACACCATCTGCCCGATACCGGATCGGTAGCTCTGGATGATGTCGCTGCCAGGCTCGAGCATTGCACCGGCCACGATGCGGCTGCCGTCACGTAGCAGGTTCATGGACCAGGCTGGCGCATCCAGGTAGGAGATAAAGTCAATTTCAAAGTCGATCAGGTTGTCACCGAGCTGAACGCCAAAACGCTGGTGAGCGTTGGCGGCACCGGCGCGCAGCGGGATGGTGTACATCAGACGACTCCGTCAAGAATTCCATTTACCGACTTTGAAACACTGTCGGATGCCTCTTTGGCAATTGCCTGTCCGCGGTTGATGGCGCGGGTCAGCGCCGACTTTGACGGGTCTCCGTCGCGCAGTTGGTCCGGCGTGCACTGGTAGTCCCGCTGTATGCGGTCGAGATCGATGATCTCCTGCATCTCCACAATGAACTCAAGGCCACCCTCGTTCCGGGGCTCCTTTGTTCGGGACAGGCGCGTGATAGCCATGTTCTTCAGCAGGATGTCGCCGGCGTCGATGTCGAACGGGTCGTACGATTTCATCAGCCAGATCAGGAAGTCGAGCGTAGTGCTTGCACGGGTTTCGTCACTACCCGCCAACCAGCCGGCAGACAGACCGGCCACCGTGGAAACGATGGGGTTGTCGGTCAGATTGGAAAGCGCGCCGCCGAGGAAATCCGTCAGTTGAACCTTGACCGGGTTGTTGCTGATAGCGCCGGTCATGGTCCACTTGAAGGGATTCAGGATTCGGTGATCCGATATCCTCACCCCCGACTCAATCGGGATGGAGGTAATCGTAACCGTAGCCTCGAACGTGTCTTCCAGAACCGCATCGAACGAGTAGCCAGCAATGGTCGGGGCCTTGCGCGTGAAGATGTTGATAATGCTCACGGCTATCGCTCCGTTGTGGTCTTCAGGTCGCCCAGCGTTTCGTAGTTCTGGCGCTCGTTGACCTGCATGATTTTTGACTCAAGCGCCTGGCCGTCGATCTGGATGGTTGCGTTCAGGCTGCTTTCAACCTTGATCGGGGTTCGATTCAGCGCCCCGGCCAATGCCTCGGCGTTTGCTTGACGGTCTTCGTCTGGCGTGGCTCCGCTCGATGGCGGCATGCTATCGGAGGCCGATCTGTCCCTGTGCTCAAGGAAGTCGACATCCTCCTGGGACCGAATGACCTTGCCCGTGTATTCCTCGGGCTTTTCATACCTGAAGCTGCTGCTTTGTGTTGGATTGCCATCGCCGCCGAACATCAGCTCCATCGGCCCCTTGATTCTTTCCAGCCCGGTGACGCCCTTGAGCATGTCGTCGAAGCCGCTGGCGGCCTCGCCGTAGCCGGGCACGTACTCATTCAAGGATCGGTTGAGCAGGTTCGATCCGATCGCGCCGCCAGTAATTGCCATACCGGCAGCGCCTGACTTGCTGATAAGACCCCCAACCGATGTAAGCCCCAGCTTGGCGAGCGTTGCGCCAACCACTGCCGCAACGGACGAGGCGCCCAGCGCGGCTGTTGCTTCCGGGTTGTTTGAGGCGTAATCAATCGCACCGCTGATGTTTCCGCGATGGTCCTTGAGGAATTCGTTGAGTGCGCTTCCTGCGCCTACAAGGCTTTTCATGAACTTCTCGGACAGCTCATTGCTGACGCCGTCAATGATCAGCCCAAACTCGGCCGAGTTTTCGGCGAGCTTCCTTGCGTTATCGGTCAGTTGGTCGACGCTTCCGGTCAGCGAGTTGGCCCGCTTCATGGTGTCGTCCAGCTTCTCTACGCCGCCGGCCAGCGAGCGGAATACACCGTCTGACAGCCCGAGCGAGCTTTGAACCTGGGCGCGCTGCCCCTCGTCCAGCTTGGGAATCATCTCCGCGAGCGCGCGCATGAACTCTTCGCCAGTGCTGGTCTGATACAGCGAACTGACATCAATGCCGGCTGTTGCCAGATCATTGATTGGTCCGGCATCACCCTTTAGGCGAAGGTTGTTTTGGATTTCCTCGAAGCGCTTCAGGGTATCGACGGCGTCCTCTGCGTCCCCACCCATCAGTTTTAGGGCGTTGCCGTAGCTGTACACGGCCGCCTGAGACGTGCGCATGTTCTGCGTGGACATGGCCAGCTTGTCGACCTTGCCCGCGACACCAACGATAGCGCCAGCAGCCGCACCAAACGCACCGACCAGCGATGCAGAAATGCCCAGCGCGCCCGACTTGATTCCATTCAAACTGGCGTTGATCTTCTTGTCGCCCGCTTCAAGGGCTTTGGTGTCATAGCCGATGCCGATCAGGAATGACTTCAGTACTTTGCTAGCCATTCTTCGCAGCCTCGTATTGATCCCACAGTTCGTCCATCGCCTGATTGAAGCGCTCTACGCTCGCTAGAGAGTGGGTGCCGTCTTCAAGCTGGGCCCAGGTGCAAAGCGGCGGGCAAACCCCGACAATCCCCACACAGGGCCGCATCAGGAACCAATTTACTGCGCTGCGCTTGCCGCCCCTTCCTGCCGAGCGCCTTTTGCGCCGCTTGGCAGCCAATCGAAAAAATCGGAGAGGTTCCAGCGCAGCAGTTCCGACAGCAGCTGGTTGTACTGCACCATCTTTCCGCCGAAGTCGGCGACGGTGACCGGGCGCTCGGTGCCGTTGATCAGCACGCGGGCCATGATCATCTGCGCGACCTGGGCTTTTACGTCCTGGCGCATCGACATGAACATTGCGCAAAGCATCTGATCGTCTACTTCCAGGCCGGCGCCTGCCGCCGTGGCGAATCGCTCCAGCACGGCGGCAGACAGCAGGGACATCAGGCGGTCTTGGTCGACAGCGCTGGCCATGGCGGCGTTGTATTGCACGCCGCCAACGGTGAATGATTTAACGCTCATCTATCAGCCCCTTGTCGCTTCCCAGATATTGAAGTGCATCGTGAACTGGTCGTCCGTGATGGTGGAGCCGGCCCGGCCGCGCTGGCCGTCGTTCGCGATGATGCCTTCAGAGCCAAGCGCCGTTTCCAGCGTGCCGATCTGGGTGAAGGTCAGCGTGATGTTGGCGTTCGAGTTCATCAGCCCCTGCACGTATGCGGAGTCGGACGAGCCCGGGTTGAGGTAGACGTTCACCTCGCGGCCCGGGTTTTGGCGGTCGAGGCGCACGGCGTTCCCACCCTGGCCCCGGCGCAACTGGCTGCGCGGGTCGATCGGCGCGTCCGTGTACGGGGTAGCGGTTTCGCCCCAGTCCTGGATCTGCCGGCCATTGATGGTGACGACTGTCAGGTCGTTCGAGAAATTACTCAGGCTCATGGGTCACCTATCAATAAACGTCGAGGTCGACATCAACAATGCGGATGGAGCCTTTGCGGAATAGTCGGATACGCAAAGGAGCTGCCTTGTGGTCATCCCGATCAACATCTGAAAGGTCAAGAATTTCCTCAGGCTTGGTCAGGATCTCGAAGCCAAAGGTGTACTTCTCAAGACCATCATCAGGATCGGTGTAGTTGCGCGGGCCGAGATAACCGTTGCCGACAAAGGTCCGAAGGGTTGCGCGCGCAGAACCGATCAGCGTTGCCTGGCCAGCAGGGTCTTGACCCAATTTGGTCGGCTGATTTGCCGTCGTGTTGTAGAGGGATGTGCGCAGGAAGTTGATGCACGCATCAAGATTCACAACGTCGTCAATGGTCTCCCCATAGGTGCTATGGGTGTTGGTATTGATCCATCGACCCACGTCTTTCGAGCCCTGATTGTCCACTTCCGTGTAGAAGGCGACGTTCTTGGACTTGCTTTTCATGGTCGTATAGGCCGTACCGCTTAGAGATTCAGCGATCACGCCTGGAGATTTCTTGTACTCGCCGTCAATGGTCGAGTTGTCGGCGCTGTAGTTCACGGCAGCGAAGTGCTTGGCCAGGGCCGAGCCTGAGTAGGCGTCAGTGGCGTGCGCGGCAGTGAATGCGTGACGGAAGCCGGCAGAAGTCAACTGAGTTGCAATATCGTCAACATCAGCCGGGTCGCGAATCTCGCCTACCGATGCGCCAGTCTGGTTGTCGATGAACATGCTGGTGTTGTCTTCGCACCATTGGGCGATTGCCAGCACGTCCGCCTTGACCGCCAGAACTGGAGCCGTCCACATGGTCCAGTACCACCAGGTGATGTTCCGGGCCTTGTTGAGCGTGGCAGCACGGGTAGCGTCGGCGGTGGCCGCACCCCAGACTTGAATCTGGCGGGTTGCCGGAGTGCCGCCAAGCCAGCGCTGAGCCGCCTTGTACGTCTCGGTGGTGTCGGCGAAGTCTTCAGACAGCGCGGGAAGCGTGAAATAGGTCCGGTATGTGTCCGGCGCGAAGCCCACCGGCAGCTCAAGCTGCGGAGCGAACAGCATGGCGCTGGCAAAGTTCGCATTACCAAGGCCTGCCGGGCTGATCCTGGCGTTGATGCGGATGATTTCTGAGGCGGGGTAACTCATCTCGAGCGCTCCAATGATTTATGCGGGGTCAATTTCGACGGTGAAGGTCTCAATGACCCGCGCCTTTTCGTTCTGGAGCGCCACTTCGACGCTCAGGATGTTGTTGATAGCCGGAAGGCTGCTGGTCTCGTACATCAGGCGGATGGTGATCTGCGCCCGCTGCTCGAAGTTGGCCGATTGCAGGCTGGTGAGGTTGTTCACGGCGTCCGTGCTGTTCCAGCCGATCTTTGCCCTGAGCAGCATCATGCTCACATCGGGGCGCTTGTTGGCTTGCTTCAGGCGCTCGGCGTACATCAGCGCCTCGCCGCGATAGAAGTTGATGCTTGCCGAGCACATGATCTGCGCTCGGACATCAACCTCGACCTGATCCCCTGCTATGTCGCGCGACACGATGTTGGCCTGGCCGCGCTCACTGATGGACTGCCTGGGCGTGATCGTTGCGTATGCGCCCTTGGGCGCCGGCATGCTGCCTGGCCCGACCTGATCCGCCAGGATGCACTCAGGCACACCGGTCGCCAGCATCACGATCGGGCGCAGCTTCTTGAATAATTCTTCGTTGGTCATGCTGGGCCGCCTGACTGGTCGTCAATGCGCATAACGATGACTTTGCAGTAGTCGCGCCAGTATCGGTTGTCGCACTTGACGGCCTTCCACTGCTGGCCGAGAAACGTCCATGTCCCGGTCTGGTCGATCAACTGCATCTCGCCCTGGTTGATATAGATGCGGCGCACGTCGGTGATCCGCTCGCCGCCCTGGCGGATGAAATCCACTTCCCGGTCACTGGCCTGTTGGATGTTGACCGTGTAGGGCTTCGTATCGGTCGTGCCGGGAACCCATATGCCTTCGACATACTGACCGTCCACCGAGACAGTGCGCGATGCCGGAACACTGACGAACGTGTCATCAACGTGACCGGCCATGCTCAGCGTGCTGCTCATTCCAGTCCCTCCGTAACGGGTCCGATAGATACTTTGTGCGTGACTGACTGGCGCATGTGCCCATCAGCAATCAGCGGGTTGGAGCTGCCTTTCTTGCGAATGGTCGATGCGGCGTTTGGCGGGGTCTTCAGTTCGGTCATGTAGACCTTCACCGCGGCCGCCGCGACCACGCCGACAGCCTCAAGGATCTGATCCATCGATTGTCCGGCCTCCATGCCATCCTGAATGGTCAGCAGGACCTCTGGCGTTGCGCTCGACACTCCCGGCTCAAGCCATGGCCTAGCCGGGATGTTGATGGTGTGCGCCTGGGTCACGCCCAGTTCCATGTATCCCTTGCCCGTCTTGAGGAAGCGAACCTCATCGCGGTCGGCAGCAGCCTTGCTGGCGTAGCCGTAGGACGTTCCGCCCGGGTGTTTGATGTCGGCGCCGAACTCGTTGATCGCGCCGAGACTGGCCATGGTCAGGTCGCCTGACTCGACATCGCCGGCCTCCTCATGAATGCCGACAGTTACGACCTTGTCTGACCTCAGCGCCGCAAGTTCCTTGGACAGTTCGTCCTGCAGCTCCTGAAAGCCTTGGATGTCGAGGGTGATCATTTAAACCGCCTTGGCACCCATGCCTACGCGACGACGCAGTCGCAGGAACTGAACGCCGTAGTTGGTGAGGGACAGCCAGTCGTTTTCGGTTTCCTGAATGGCGCCGACCCGGTATGTCACTGACTCATCGCCAATCGACTTGGCAGCCACGTTGAGGCGTGCGGTCGACGGGATATTTGTCGGGTCAGTGGCGCCAAGACCGGTCGGGTACGTGACCGATAGCCAGTGCGCGGCGAAGTAGTAGAGCCCGCGGCGCTTGAGGTTGTGGCATTCATCCTCGTAAGCGCCCCAGCGGCTGCTACCGGTTTCGCAATCAGCCTCGCACAGGGATTCCTGCACCACGGCATCGGGCCACTTCGTTGTGTCCGTGAATGCGAGCTGAACCGCCCGGAATGAGGCGACAATTTCGGGCGTGATTTGCATGCGTTCACCTTGAATGAGTGGGCGCCAGGCGCCCGGGTGTTACTTCTTGCTCTTTGCAGGCGCTTGCTCTGCTTCGCCGTCTTCCAGATCATCGGCGCCAACACGGCGCAGGTCACCGTTTTTCAACAGCGCCTTGACGAAATCGATCTTGGCGGCCTCATCCGGTACTTCGACGGGTGGGTTTTCGCCCGGCAGGATCGGGTAGCTGGTCTCTTTTTCGCCGACCAAGTGGTTGATGGTGATCAGTCGTGCTGCTTCGTTCTTCAGGAACATGTCGAATCCTCTTTGGGTTAGAATTGGGAGGCCCTTGGGTATTCACCGGCCGATTTCGCCGGACACATGGAATCCCTCTTTTTAGAAGGCATGTCATGGGCCAATCATGGCGAATGGCATATCGACCATGTGATCCCACTAAGCGTATTGATCAGGCGCGGAGTAAGCAGCCCAGCAGTGATCAATGCGCTTTCAAACTTGCAGCCGTTGTGGGCTGAAGACAATCAGCGAAAATCAGCAAGGATTCAATAAAAAAGGCCCGTTCGGGCCTTTTTCATATAACCAATCAATCAAAATTGATCGCGATAAGCCCCTGCAAATACATAGCGGAATTCAACGCCAGAGCACTTGTATTCACACGGAATACTAACCGTCAGGTTATGGAACTGCGGGGCCAGGGAGCGCCACGGGATCGGCACCTGCATGCCCAGGTTCTCGTCGTTCAGCTCATAAGCGACGATGCGGTCCTTGTTGCCGTTGGACACGCCGGCGGCGGCCAGCTGGGCAGCAGACAGTTGCAAGCGGCTGAAGATGTTGATCGGGCGACCGGTCAGCGCGGTGAACTGGTTGTTGGTGCGGAAATACTCGAGGATCGTCTTGTCGGTGATGGTGCCCATACGCTTGTTCGAGATGAACGCGAAGCGGGCGGCATCCAGGATGATCGTGTCCGGGACGTGAACAGTGGCCGAGTTGATGTAGACATCAACCAGGATCTTATTCAGGTCGGCGACGATCTGGTCACCGGTGGTGGCCGCGTTGTACCAGTCGAGGGTGGAGTTCGACAGCGCCAAGTTGGGGTTGTTGAACAGGCCGGTCATGTTGCGAGCGGCGTCACCGAAGTAAGCCACACGCTGGGTGTGCTCCTGGGCGCCACGGAAGGCCAATCGCGCTTTGGTGGTGTCCAGCGGAATGCGCAACTGCTGCGACTTGCGCAGCTCATCCAGGCTGTAGCTGTACTTGTTGCCCGCGTAACCGATCGGTACGGACGACTTGTTGGCAGACAGGGTTACATCCGGCAGGTCGTCAGCGCTGGCGCCGATGAACTTGCCCAGTGTCACGCCGTCGTAGCTGATGTAGTCCCAGCTATCCACCCACTCAGGGAGCGAGGTATCGACCGGGATCAGCTCGTCGTAGTTGATGGCTGCGTACTTGGCCTCGTAGATACGAGCTTCCAGGTTCGCCAACTGGCTGATGTAAAACGCCAAGCCGTCGTCGAGGGTCGGCAGACCGTCGTTGAAGGTCACTTGATAAGCATCGCGGCCAATCTGGTGCGCAATAGCGGCATCGATGGCTACGACGATTTTTTTAAGCTGGGTCATGTCGATTAGCCCCCGATCTTCAGAGAAATTTTAGCCAGCGCGCCGGCGCCGGCGGAGCTGACCCATTTGGCGTTCGGGATCAGAACGGCCAGGGTTGCAGCAGCGCCGACCACGTTCGAGAACTGGCCCTGGTTGGTGCCGGTGCCGTCGCCGATGACCAGATACACCGGGTCATCCTTGGCGACTGCGACGCGGGCGGTCACCCACACAGGCGCTACGGTCTCGACCGACATATCGCGCTTGGCGACTGCGCCGACCACATCGGTAGCGGTGTAGGCACGGTTCAGTTCGCGCTTAACGATGCCGATGAACTGGGCCGCAGTGGAGCCGGCCACAGGCAGCTTGGCGCCGTCGTCACCATCGGTAACAACGCCCAGGCCGAACGCGATGTTCACGGTGCCCTTGTTGACTTTGGAGACGGCGTTGGACAGTTCGCCGTCGGCGACCATACCTGCGTAAGCGACGCCGTGATTGAGTGCGTTACCACCTTGAACAGCCATGGTCAGGCTCCTTTCTGGGGTTGTTTGTGGGCGCCCGACAGCTTCTGCTTGTGCTGCTGGTATGGGGTCGGCGCGGCGTCGGCGGTCGCCGTGGTGGCTGCGCCGTCCTTAGCCAACTGCATGAACTGGGCGAAGAGCGCGGCAGTGTCACCAGTAGCGGCCTTGGGCTTCTTCTTGCCTTCTTCGTCCATGTCGTCTTCGTCAGGCTCTTTCTCAGCCTCGGCGTCGAAGGCGCACTCGACATAACCGGCAGACTTGTCGCCCCACGCCATTTTCGGACGCTTGACGGCCAGCGCGGCGCGCTTTATCTCGATCACATCGAGGCTGTCGCAGGTGAACGAGTCGCCGGCGATCTTGCGGGCCAAGGCCTGGGTGCTGCCGATCAGGACGACGCGAGCATTGATCGCCTCGTCGCTCGAAGCCTTGCGGGCCTCGGCCAGATCTTCGGCTGCCTTGTCAGCGGTTGCCTGGGCCTTGTCAGCCAGTACCTGTGCATCGTTTGCCTTCTTGTTCAGGCGCTCGAAAGCGTCAGTGATCGCGACAGCGGTTGCCGCGTCTGACACTTCGACCGAGCTACCTGAGTCCAGCGTGACTTTATGGGTCATGTTGCTCTCCGGGGTGTGGTCAAAAACGCGAGCATTGGCGCCCGCCCTTGCTCTTTCTACGATCGCGACGTGATTTATCTTGATATCGCGCTGGATGTAGTCGTATGTCTGGCCGTCCTCGGTCACCCCTGGGGTTTCGTCGTAGACAGCGGTGTATCCGGCGGACAGTTCGCACTTTCCGCCAATGATCTCGTCGATGGTCTTCTGGTCTTTGACGATCAGGTCGCAGATCACGAAGTCGCCATCACGGCGCCCAGGGCCGCGCACTACGCCGACGGCGACACCCTTGTAGGTGGCAGCGGTGACCAAGGAATGCGGGTGGTTGTTCGTAACGTCCGAAGCGTCGTAGGTGCCGAGCGAGGCGTCGCTGAACACCTCATCTTCAGGCCGGTACACGCGGACAACCCGCATCGGGTCGCCATCGAGACCAAGCTCGCGGGCCAGGTATTCCTGAATCCCCGTGCGGGCAACCCGGCCCGGAACCTTGAGGAACCCCTCGTCGGTGTACTCTCGCTGGGTAATGCGATACCCGGCCCGGTCGAAAACCGTGCATTTCATGTTGCGGCCTCGCGGGATGGATGAATTAGCGAAGAACGCCCGGCGCTGTCTTGCCTGCGTCTTGGTTGGCCTTGACCTCGCGGGCGCTCACTGGCTCCGCGATGCATCGGCAGGAATAGTCAGACCCAGGCTTGATCGGGACACCCTTGTCGCTCAGCGGAAGGTTGTCCCAGCGGTAAACCCCTTTGCCGTAGGCGGTGACCTTGTTGGCGATCTCGTGATGGCGGTGCCGAACACGCTGGTCGTCCGAGTCACGCCATCTGAAGTACTCGAAGCCGGCACCCTTCTGCTGCTTCTCGGCCAGCTCGCCCTGAATCTTCGATGTCTGGTCGCGGGCGATCATCTTGGCGCGGCGCTGGGTCACCCCGAACTGCTCCTGCAACGCCTTCTCGATGTAGCCAGGCCGCATACCGGAGCGCATGTTCGCCATCACCAGCGTCTGCACCTCTTCCAGATACTTGGCGGGGATTGACTTGATCAGCTGGGCGTTCTGTTGGGCCGAGGCCTTCAGGTAGTCCTGCATGACGCTGTTGCCGCTGTACACGTCGATGCCGGCCGACTTCTTCAGGTCGCGCTCGGACTTCTTCAGCGATGACTGGACGAACTCGCCGGCTATCCTGCTCGCGCCAGCGCTGACCCTTTCGTTTTGCCACTTGCTGAACAGGAACGACATTGCGTTGCTGATTAGGTCAGACCAGGCGTCAGTCGTGGTAACCGCGTCCTGCGTGTACTCCGGCGCCAACTGGCGAACCAGCGGCATGATTTCCTTGCTGATCGACGCCTTGACCTGCTTGACCAGCCGCTGCAGCTTGGCGTTGTACTGGATGCCGATCATGTCCATCAGCTATTCCTGCTTTGGCGGCTTTACCGGTGGCATGGGGAGCGGATTGCGCATCGGCGGCAAGTCATACGGGCGCGTCATCGTCATCACCTTCAGGCGGGTCATTGAACATGGTCAGATCCTCATCAGCCTCCAGCGCTTCGATTTTCTTGTCGTCGAACTGGTAGAGCTCTTCGGCCTGCAGGCGTCGCATGATCTGGCTCGGCAGGACGATGCCGGCGTCCTTGTACATGATGTCGGTCTCGGCCTTGGCCTTGTTGGCGGTAGCGATTTGCACCGCGTCAGGCTGCTGGAATGGGTTCCAGACGTAGTTGAAGTCTTCGAGCCACTGCCCGGTAGCGGAACGCACCATCACCTCATCAAGCTGCCGAAGGCCTGGATCGATCTGGGTCAGGCGCTTCGAGGACAGCGAGTTGAAGTAGTTGTCCATGTCCCCTTCGCCGGTGGCGTTGAGGCCTTTGGCGGATGTGCCGAACAGCCGGGTGAGCGGGATGTCCGCCGCGCCGCTGATCCATGTCATGAGCGTGTCGAGCACCGGCGCAACCCCGGACAGGTCCAGGGTCTTGCGGTCGTAGGTCTCTTCACCGTCCAGCAGCGCCAGATTGATTGAGGACTTCATCATGCTGAACAGGGCGTAACGCGCCGTGATGGCGTCGTCCTGATCGCTCGCCAGCTCATCGGAGAGCCCGTTGCGCTGGATGATGTCGACGTTCGCTTCCTGCATCAGCTCGGCAATGCCGTCCTTGCTGGCTACGATGTCCATGACGTCGTCGAGGCACTTGCGCAGCTCTGAGTCTCCCCAGCCCTGCGTCTGTGCGCGCTGGCGGCGCGGCAACTTTGCACCAGCGAACCGGGCGAAGTGCGTCCAGTGGATCTGCTGGGCGCCGGCCGAGATGGTGTAGAACTCCGGCTGCAAGTAGTTCGCAGCCAGGATGTTCGACTGGTTCATGTTCATCGCCGTCATGTCGAAGCGATCGATCACCAGCAGGCGGTAAAGGTCGCCCTTCTTGATCTTCTCCGGCCTGAGCGGCTTGGTCAGGTCCTGATTGGTCAGCATGAGGATGCCGGCGCCACCGTACAGGCGCGCCCAGCTTGTTGCCTCGCTCACCATTGCAGGCAGGTTCAAGCGGTCTTCTTCGGCCCGGATCACGTCCGCGTCGTCGCACTTGAGGGTGCGCCATTCGCGGGTCATGTCCTCGGCCGGGTAGTCCACGATCGCCCGGGCAAGCCAACTGGTTTGGTAGGCCGCGTCGAGTTGCTGGAAGTTGTTCAGGAAGCCGTATTCGAACTGGTTGTGCGACCGCTTGGCCTTTTCGGTTCCCAGGCCGGACACTACGTTCACCAATCCATCGGCGGTCTGTTTCGTGCCGGCCTTATATTCAACCAAGGCCCGAGTGAGGGCCTTGCCCAGCTTTTTGGTTGCTGGCGCTTGGCCCTTCTTACTCATGGGGTCACCAATTTGGTTATAGGAGGTCGCGGATCGATCGCTTGCCTTTGATGTAAACCTCGGACAAGGCGTCGATCATCACGTCTGTCTGGTCGTCGTACTTGTGGCTGTCGTCGGCGGTGAAGGATGCGACCTCACACACGAACTCGTAGTTTTGGCTGTCGTCGTACGGCAGGCAGACCAGCTTGGCAGCGTGGAAGCCTTGAACGTCCAGGGCGCGGGTCAGCTTGTCGCGGTCCCGAGGAACTGGCGTAACCTTGAGCGGCAGGCGCTTCTCCATCTCCTGGATCAGGCCGGTACCGCTTGATTTGTCCTCGACGTAGACCCGACGCAGGATGCCGTTGGCCTTCCCGTTCTTGGCCCAGGCGCCTTTGACGAACGCCTCGAACTCACGGCGTAGCGTCTTTGCGTCCATCCGCCCGCGCTTCATGCCAACGCGGTAGATGCGGCCCTCGGCGACGCCCCA